TATTCCAATTGGAAATTTAATTAAAACGAATGTTAAAATAAAAGAATGTAATAAATTTGATAATTTTATTAGTATGCAGAGAATTCATTTAAAATGGTAAATTGATATGAGTAAATAAGGAGATGATATAAATGGAACTACCAGTACGATTTGTTTATACTGAAAACGGAGTTGAGAAAACTTCGGTTGATGAAAATAAGAGAATGAATTATATTGATGATTTAAATCGCAGGTGGTTAGATAGAAGAGGTGATGGCAGACAGAGAACCACAAAGATTGAAGATTATAGAAGTAGTAAAATTCCACTGTAAATGACGATTTCTTCAGGAAAGGAGATAATTTATGAAATACGAAGTGAGTTTTATTATAGAATCAGATGATGAATATTCAGATGGAGAACAAATTGAAGATCTGAGAAATGACATTGAGATGACTGTTGCTGATTATAATTGTTTTTTACAAATAGGAAACGTTAAAGTGGCTGAAATCGGATAGTCAATATGAATATTTTTATAAGAAATGGAGTGAGACAAATAAATTATATACGATGTCCTCATTGCGGAAGAAGTGATGGAAATGATGATATAATTTTGAATAGAAAAATTATATGTGCAGATTATACAGATTGTGAAATCATTACAGAAAAACAGTGCGATATCTGTGGGAAGAAATATGAAGTAGTTACGAATTATAAATTTTTGTATGAAAAATTGAGGAATTATTAGAATAATATGATAATGGAGGATATAATATGAAGAAAATAACAAGAGAAATGATAATGGAGTTAAATAATGAATTAGCCGTTAAGGGTGTCCCTTTTAGATATGAATACAAAATCATGGGTAGTGGACATGCAGGAATGGAAATTACGCTTCCCAATATGAATTGTGTTGATAGTTTTATCATCAATGTAACAAGAGACTTCCTCAAATGGTTGGAATTATGGTTTAAGACAAAGTATGAAATTGAATTAACTTGTAATAATACTGGAAGTATTTTATGGGCTAAGAAATTTTTATGAATAATTTTTCAAGCGGAAAGGAGATATTTTATATGAGATTAGGGAAATATAAATATTCTGGTAAGCTTTATACAAAAGATGAGGTTAAAAATATGCAGAAATGTAGATTGTGTATATCTAATGAACGAGCAAATAATGAAGAGCGAATAAATGAGCAGCATTTACATGACTTAAAAGAATGTTTAACCTGTTGTGGATGCCCAATGGCTCAGAAGAATGTTATAGCTTGTTAATGGAATTGGAGGTATGAATAAATGAATTTGAATAATGTAAGTAAATATATTAGTTTGATTTTGAGACATAAACCAGAAGTAATCGGGATAGTCCTTGATGAACATGGTTGGGCGAATGTGTCAGAATTGATAGAAGGAATTAAGAAGAATAATCCTGAGTTTGATATGATAGCATTAGAAGAAATTGTTTCTACTGATTCAAAGCAAAGATATTCATTCAATGAAGATAAAACTTTAATCAGAGCAAATCAGGGGCATTCTATTCCAGTGGATGTAGAACTAGAAGAGAAAAGACCACCAGAATTTTTATATCATGGAACTGGTGAAAAGTATGTTAAATCAATTGAAGAAACTGGATTGATTCCAAAGAGTCGATTATATGTCCATCTTTCAAAAGATGTGAAAACAGCTGAACAAGTTGGTAAACGGCATGGAAAAGAAGTTGTATATCAGGTAAATGCAGGTCAGATGTACAGAGATGGATATAATTTTTTCTTGTCTATGAATAATGTATGGCTTACCAAAAAAGTTCCTGTGAGATATTTAAAATATTTAGAGGAATGAAAAATTATTTCATTTAGGAGGTAACGAAATGCAGAAAGGCGATATTGTCTATTACAGAAACATAAAAGCAAAAATTATTGGAGAATCAATAAAGTCAAATAAATTAAAATATAAACTTCATTTATATGATGGTTTCCATACAATTATTTATAATGTTGATCCAAGAGAAGTAATTACTGTAAATAGTTGAAACAGACAATTCGTGTAGCAGAAAAATTGAAAGAGGTGATAAAATGTTTAAAAACAAAAAATTAGTTGACAAAGTTGAGGCTGTTATTGATGATTGGAAAAAGGAAAATCCTATTCTATTTTAGCATTTGAAAATCGGTATGCATGGAATGATGATAAGAAAGTTCCTAATATTTTTATCCGTGGTAAATGTGGAGCGTTTAGAAGAATCACAAAATTTACTAGAATGGAATTAAGAGAAGGACATAATTTGAAAAAAATGTACATTGCTGGTGAATTTGAATAAAAAGGCGGTGTTAAAATATGAATTGTTATAAATATTGTGTGCTTTTATCGGATGATATGGATAGAGACTATGAAAAAACAGGTTTGGTCTTTTCTGATAATAAAGAAAAAGCAGAAGAGTTGATATACCAATACTACGAAAAAAGAACCACAGATTATGTTTATCGAACAATATCATTGGAAAAGATTACAATTAGTAATGGACTAATATTAGAAGATTTTGAGTGATTATGAGCCGTTAGTTAAATACTGACGGTTATTTTTATGGAAAGTTTTTGAGAAAATGTTGAAAAAGTGTTGACAATATCAACATAATGCGGTATTATAAGTATAAATCAAAGGAGGTGCTTTGATTGCGAACAAAATTTAACACTTCCATTGATTCAGAAATACTACAAAAATTTAAGGACAAATGTAAAGAAGATAAATTGCCAGTAAGTGTTGTACTTGAGCGATTTATGAAAGGTTATATTGAAGATAAATTTGTTCTTGGAATGATGTGGTCTGATAATAATGGAAAATAAAAGAGTGCAGCGTACACCCTGAGAAAGTTTCGCTACACTCAATAACAACTTGAACTATGTCCTAGTTCTTACATATTATATCGTATTTTCTGGACTTATTCAAGTCGCATTTTCCAAACAAGATTTGTACCTTGAAAACTAAATAACAGATTGGCTATCTGTAAAAGCTGTCGTGATAGAGTTTAAATACTTTCGATAGTCTGCGAACAAGTAGAGAATATAACTATATAAGACTATCAACAAATTTATTTAAGAAAGGATTGTATGATATGAAAGTAACAGATTTATTAGTAACCGCAGAAGATATAGAAACTGGTGAAAGACTTACAGGATACGTGTGTGGTTGTAAACAATGTAGAACCGCATGGGAACATGAAGATTATGATCATAGTAGACCCATTGGACTGCTGACTCATCCTGAACAAAAGTATGGAAATGTAAGAGTTTATACAGATACAATGGAGTTTGTTAATAAGCATAAGTAGACAGGAGGTTTTTTACATTAGAGTTAAATTTAAAAACTGTATAGAAAATTGTTTATCTGCACGACATTCAAAAAATAGTAGCATTGTTTGTGTTCTTACAACTCTAGGACAGTATATAATTTTCTTTGGCGGTAATGAAGATAAGGCACAAGATGTATATAACCAATTATTTATAAATGGATATTATGACGCAAGCGAAGATGATTATGATTATCAAAAATTTTAAATTTTATAAATCTTAGCTATAATAATGTCAATAAAAATGTACATAAATAGTGGTTATGTAAATAATAGTAAACATTAGAAGTAGTTGGTGATATAACTGCTTCTTTTTAGGGAAAGAGGTGATAAACTGTGTATAAAAATAAAAACGGCAATCCTAAACGTAGCAGCAGATTCCTTTGTATTAAGCATCTAGGAGAAAATTATTTAGGCGCAGGAATTCAGCGAGGTGGTCATCAGCGTGAGAAGTTTCACGTTAAAAACCTGTATTGTTTACATTGTAAGTCAATTTCTCGCTGCCTTGAGATACGTTGGTGTGATACATATGAAGAAGTGTACGACAAGGCAGTTGAATTGAGACAAGAATATTATCCTGAAAAACTAGAGAATATTAAAGTAGAAATTTAAAAAAGAAAGGTGATTAATTATGAAAAGTAATGAAAAAGTTGCAATGACAATCTTTGGAAAAGAAAGAGAGCTTGAAATTTGTCTGGTAGGTGATAATGAACCAGAATACAATCTGGAGACAGATCAATTTGAAGTAGTTAATTTAACAAGAGAAGAGGAGGAATTACTTAACTGGATTAAGTCAGTTGATATTTCGTCTCTTTGTAGAGATAAAATTATTAAATACATCAATTATTTAAATGATGCTGTAGGTGAAGATACTCATGATGATTATGTTTTATCTGATGACGAAGTATTCATGCCGACTTCAATTCTTATCAATGTCGAAGAAGATATGGATGAAGAAACTGCTGATGTGGCTTTGTTTGGTGAATCAAGTTGTGCTGAAGATGAAGGTATTATGGTAGCGTTTAAGAATGGAAAATATTTTGGTATCGGTGGTTGGGATGATTGCATGAATTGTTTTGAAGATGATTTTATGGAGTATATGGATTAAAGATTTTTAGAGATTTGGTAGAAAGTGAGGTTAATTATCATGGCACAGACAAGAGATTATGCAACTAAGAAAAAAGGTAAAACAGAGGTGCAGCCATTTTGGAATATGTCTGATATTAAGAATGTTGTCGAGTGGTTTGAGAAGAATGAAGAATGGGATGGATATTTAATCACTCTATTAGAACTGCTACTTGGTAGACGTATTGGTGATACAGTGATGATGAAGTGGTCAGATTTGTATTATGAGAACGGAAATCAAAAAAGTGAGATTGACACTATTGAAGAACAGAAAACAGGCAAGATTACCAATATTCCTGTGAGTAATATGGTATGGGAAGCAGTTGATAATTATTTGTCACACGTCAAAATCAATCCAATAGAGCATTATAATGAATATATTTTCAGTTATCAGCCTAAGACAGACTGGATTAATAGATGTATGTTAGATATATATTCTGAGAATAGTATAGACACTTGGTGTAAGGCGTTAAATAAAGACTTTTCTGATAAGCGAAAGGAAAAGATATTTAATGATTTTCATAAGCAGAAAAAATATTCATCATTAGGAGATTACATTTATTACGAAGTTGAATATAATGATGTTGTTAAGTGGCAAACAGATGATTATAGAAAAAAATTAAAGAGGGCAGTTGAAGATGTTGGAATACAATATCCAGTGTCAAGTCATAGCTTACGAAAATCGTGGGGGTACTGGATTTATAAAACACATCCATTTGACCCAGATTGTATTTTGTCTCTCCAGAATATGCTTAATCACTCAGATGTTCAAACTACTACACGTTATATTGGCTTAACAGAAGAGAAAAACAGACAGTTAATCAATGATCATGGAGAGTTTATTCATAATGTACTTGCTGGTAAAGGAGATGAAATAGTTAAGAATATGCCTGTTATTTCATTAAAGTCTGATGATTTTGGAAAGATTATAAGAATGCTCACAGATGATGTAGACAAATACCAGAAGGCAATTGATATGGCTAATGAAATGAGAATTTTGTAGTATATGTAAGGACGGTACTATTCAGTATCGTCCTTTGTGAATAAAAATAAATCTTCGATTTCACATTCAAGTGCTTTACATAACTTTTCCATTGTGTCAAGACGAATGTTTTTTGTTTCACCATTACAAATTTTTCCTATATTATTTGGCGATATTCCTGTTTTTTTAGCTAACCAATATGCGGTTTTACCCTTGTTTTGAAGGATTTGTTTTATGTTTAATTGTATCATATATTGCTCCTTTCTATTATATATTTGTATAATAGCAAAAAATATTATATTTTTCAATAATATATGTTGACATATAATACAAAATAGTATATAATACGAAGTATCAACGAAAGAAAAGAAAGGAGCATTCCTGTTAGGTGACAAATGACAGGGTTGCAAAAAAAGAGTACCAGCCATAGAATTAAGTTGTTAACCGGCAAGTTAAACAACAAAATTCAGGAGGTACCCTCATATGTATTGTAAACAAAATCAGAAAATCAATCAAGTAAAAAAATGTACTTTGGTAGTCGGAATCGATATCGGAAGCACCACTCATTATGCGAGAGCATTTGATTGGAGAGGGATAGAGCTTGGGAATGTCTTCAAATTCAGCAACAGTCTAGAGGGTTTTCAAAGTCTATCAGGCTGGATGCAGCGCATTATGAAAAAGACTGAAAAAAGCGAAGTTATGGTAGGTATCGAACCGACAGGTCATTACTGGTTTGACCTTGGTGCTTACCTTGAGAATGGTGGCATTCTGTTGGTTAT